GTTTAATACATCAGAAGCAGATTTTGTTCTTGAACATTTATGAAATACATTAAACATTATAGCATCTAATATGGCAGACTTACCTGCGTGGTTAGGTGCAAATATACCAATTACATCTCTTAACTTTGAAAAGTCTATTAAATTATTTTCACCATAACTAAACATGTTTGAAAATTCAAATGTTTTAGGTACCCATCTTACACCTCTTGATACTTCTATCGTAGATAGATTTTTATTTAATTCTGTGTTTATGTTTTTTATTCTTCTTATTGTTTCATCATCTGCAGGATGGTTTGTGCCGATATATTCTTCTAATAATTCATTTTGATATTGTACATCTCTAATATCTCTTGTTACAGACCTTGTAGTTTTGTTTTGAGCATTTAGCTTATCATTTTTTATAATGATAATATCTTTTGTTTTACACTTACTTTTTATTTCCTTTATTATATCTTTTAATTGTGCTTGCGTAGTGTTCTCGGTTTTTATTCTTACTCTAGGATATTTAGGTATATTATTTATATTGGGAAGTATACCATCCTTTACGTTTATCGTATAAAAACCGTGCTGGTTTTCAAAGTTAACAAAACTTGCGTTTCTTGTATCAACATCCCATATAGCACAACCGTGATTATCAAAAGCTTCACCAAAATTCTGTTGTATTAAAGAGCCTACCTGTAATATTGTTTCTTCTTTATTGTAAAACTGTCTTTTATGTATATCACCCAACATTACCATATCATATCCATCGAACATAGATATTTTAAGGTCATCACTTTCTACTTTATACCCAGCATCTGTATATGACATATCAAGTGCACCGTGAAATAACGCAACTTTTGTTTCGGCATCAAATGACTTTGCTCGTATAAAAGTTTTAGGGTCGTCAAATATACTAAACACAACAAAGTGAGTACCAGCAATTTCGTGTACAGCAGAATCTTTTAGATAATGTAATTGTGGATGCGATAAAGATTCTACCATAGGAGACAGCGAATCTAATCTAGATGAATTATTTAGATTAGCGTCGTGATTTCCAGTAATTATTATTGTATGTCTTCTATCAGCTAAGTTTTTTAGAAACTCAGTTGTAAGTTTTATTAGCTCGGGTGATATATCTGTTTTACTATGAACAATGTCACCTCCAACATATACTATAGAATTTTTTGGTAACGCGTCAACCTGTTTATATAATTGTCTAAATACTTTTCTATATTCTTTATGTCTTTGATAATTTCTTATATGAATATCAGCTACGTGTAATACTTTTTCTAGCTTATCAAAACCTACATCAATTTTATTAAAGTCCAAACTTCATCTCCACTATTTTTCTAAAATCCAACGACTGTGTATTTTCAATTAAATTTTTTATTTTTTCTCTGCCCATTTCGTTAGGGTCAGAATCTTCTGGTATATCTACCATTCTAACATCTATATCTTCAGCCATTAAATATTCACATAATTCTATGGCTTCTTTTCTTGCATCATTATCTAAAATTATATTTACTTTTTTAACTTTCTTTTCTTTTATTTTTGCTTTTAGCTTTTTAGGTAAGAACTTACCGAATATAGGAATAGAATTTTCACCTATTGTTATAGCGTCAAATACTCCTTCGCATATGTTTATTGATTTATTCCAATTTACCAAAAGTTCAAGGCCTATAACATCCTTTGACACTTTAGGGTTTTTGTGCTTAAAATCTGTATTGTAATATGACCTACCTACAAAATAATTTAGCACGCCTTCTTCGTCATAACTAGGTATAATAACCATACCTGAATATGGCCCTGACTCACAATAACCTATATTATATCTCAAAACATCTATTTTTGTAAGCCCTCTACTTTTAATATATCTAGCTGCGTTTCTAAATTCAGGACTTGAAGGCGACCCATTAACAAGAGGTATAAATTCAATAGGTAAAGATACATGTGTACTTTTTTCTTCCTTTTTTATATTAAGCTTTATTTTAGATATACTTTTTAATTTTGGTATTTTATCATATGCGCCAAGCTTCTTAAATATTCTTTCGACACCTATACCTTTAACACCACAAACCCAACAATGCCATTTTTCCGTCAATGTATTTATCACCAATTTCTTTTTATGGTGATTGCAATAAGGACAGCTAAATGTAGATTCGTTACCACTATTTTTTGCAGCACCTAATACACTTTCCAATAAGTTAATAAGTTGTCTATTCTTCATGTATCTAATATAACAAAAAATTCCGATATATTATAACTTTATTTCATTTATTTGAGTTTCAATTCCTTTTGTAAATTTTACTTTAGCAAATCTTCTTGGACCTATACAGTCATTATAATATTCGCTTTTTGATGATACGTGGAACCTATGATGTAAGTTTTCTTCAAGATAATTAACCTGGCCTTTTGTCTCACCAAATATCAAGATTTCAAATCTAAAATTATCTTTTCCTAACTTTTCTATATCCTTATTTAATAATTTAGAAGAGCCTGTATATTCTCTCCAATTAGAATCTTTTCTTATAACCTTTCTTCTTTTCTTTCCTGCAACTTTTACTCTTCTCGTTGTACCAAAGTATTTTCTACCAATATATTTTTTATTAGACTTTAGATTTGTAATTAAATAAACAAAACCAAAATATTCTTCTGGTGACTCTGTTAATTGTTCACCTTTATATAACCAATGGCTCATAAGCCTTTCTCCTTATTAAGTATCGAAAGATACTATAAATGTAGTGTCATATTCATTAGATTTTTTTATAGGTCTTGATAATTTACCTACACCTAACAATCTACCATAGTCATCATATAATCCAATAGTTGTTACGTATGGTGACCATGCAGAACTCGTAGTAAAACTTTTTAATGTACCAAATTTTGACTGACTTACAATTGTTGGATTCATTGTGTAACCATATTCTCTTTCTTTTATGTGGCACGCATATTCATGTTCGAATATAGTATGTGTATTCTGTAATGACAATGTACATTCAGAAAACATTGGAAATGCTGAATGAGAATATGTACTGCTTAAAGAAGTTAAAGTAATTAAGCCGTGATTATAAAATACGTTTCCAACTAAATTTGTATATTCACCTTTTGTTACATATCCATAAGCAATTTCAGCAGGTGTTAAAGCTCTATCAAACATATTGATATTACTTATACCTCCTTGAAAGTTTCTAAAATATTGTGACATAGGCTTTGTTTGTCTTGCATATAAATTAGATTTGTTCGCTCTCTTCTTATATTTTCCTTCCCAGATTGTACGAGCACCTAAAATTATATCATCATCATTGTGTATATTACCTTTAGGTACATCGACCTCTACATTCAACTCTGCATTTACCCATAATTGGAATTTGCTACCTGTTTTTACAGCAACTACATCATGAAAAGCTCCAGCTATTGATGCTGTTGAATTAGCTCTAACTGTTGTACGGCCATCGCTTATTGCAGCTTGTATTCCACCTCGTATACCTGAATTATTTACACCTGTTGAATTATCTGCATTTTCATTGCAATATCTTATTGAAAAAGGAAAGCCTCCTCGTCTATAATCATTAAGTTTCGACAATATAAAGTTATAAGGTCCATCGTGGTTTATTGAGGACGACGCTGGCTGGTCTGCAGAACAAGATACTCTAAGCGATATTGAATAATCATCTTCCTGCCTCAAATCAAATTGTCGTTGATGACGTATCCTCATCATACTATGACTTTCAGGATATTGTCTAGATTCAGATGCAAATGGTGTGTTTATATAACCTGATTGAGAATTTGCATAAGGCGTCAATCCATCGAGATATATAAACGTACCTTCTACACTACTTGTTTTCGGTGTTATATTATAAGCCTCTACATTATTAGCATATCTAGAACGTTCAAAAAACCTTGTCCTGTTTTTAATATTAAATCGGTCACCTTTTTCTTGCGTATATGTATTTAGATTGTTTATACTTATTGCAGCTGCTATTTTCTTTTCATTGTCGTTATGCATATCATTAAAGTTAAATGAAAGCACACTTGTTGAAACATAGCTTAAAGATTGACTTGTAACAAGAGAGCCGCTTGCTGCTGAACCGGATATATTTTCGTCATAAAGATTTCCAAAGCCATCGTCTCTTAACGTAACTCTATTTGCTCCACTACCTGATTGTATAAGTACGCTGCCTTTTTTAATACTTTGACCGAATATTCTTTGAGGTATAGAAAGTAATTGTGCTTTACTATTTAATACTCTAAATTCTTTTTCATATCCACTATTGTCTAATGTATAACATGGGTCGTCTGGATTTGTATAATACATTCCTTGAAGAGAATCGTGCATGGCTCTCATGTAAAAACCATTAGTAGTAGTTGGATGTATGGACTCTGACAATACAACTCCATATTTACCTAAAACTTTTGGCATAAAATCAGACTCGTCATGAATAGTGTCATAAGCAAAAACACTTAAAGATACTATACGCTCTTGTAATGCAGCTGACGAAGTAAGTGGGTGGTTAAATATTCTAGACTGTTCATAATAAGGTTCAAAATAACTACCTGTAAAATTAGAAACATATACTAGATAATCTTTGTGAGCATCAAAAGGGGTAATAGTTATATCTTCACTTCGGAATTTTTTATAAGTTCCAGACATTTTATATCCCTATTTTTAGAATTCTAATTTAACTCGTATCAATGCCTCTCTTGTAAATGATTTCAATAACGGTTTACTTAACTTTGCTATAGCCAGTAATTCGTTTCTGTCATTGTATAAGCCAACAGTTGTTATATAAACCTTAGGGTCTCTATACATTGATGGGTGAGCAAATGCTCCTTGAGAACCACTGGTAAACGATGGGTTATTACTAAAGTTATATTCAGCGTTTTTAAGTCTTATGAAATAGTGAGTAGCATATACCTTTTCAGCCGACCTTGCTTGGAATGATGCAGATGTTGCAGAGTTTCCTGCACCTACGTGTACCGAACTTGTAAAAAATCCTACCATATCATTAACAACATGATTTACATTAGAAGAACCTACATCTAAATCTGTTGTACCAGGACACCAGCAATAATTAACTTCATGAGAACCTGAATAATCAAATGCTCTTGGTGAAAGCATTATTACTCCCATATCTGGATAAAACCATCCATATTGAGTAGCTGACGCATCGGTTGTTCCTAATGAACCAGTAATTACTTTATATAAAGCTCCTGCATCTCCTAATGTCGCACTGTTAACTGCGCTGTCATCTGTTAATGTATATAAACCTCCACGGTTTGTTTGACCAGGAAAACCAAATGTTGAAGAAGAAATTGTAAGTTCCCAATTACCAGGGTCTACTCTTTCTTTATATCTTTGTCTGTTAACATTAATGAAAAATGAACCTGTTTCGTTAAATGTTGTACCACCTGATGTTATTGTAAAGTGTTCATCTCCAGGTGCGAGTAATAAATTTCTATATTGTTGATATACAGTTTTAGTTGGTGTCATACCTTCAGATGCATATTCAGAAATTGGTGCAGAACCTGAACCATTTGAGTTACCATAAGCTACAGCAAATTGAGGTTCAGCTGAAGCAGTTAATTGAGGGTCATCTCTATATATTTCTGCGTAGTAAAGTCCTGACGCAGCTTTTTGTACAGATGATGTATATAACTCTGTATCTACTAATTTTAATTCACCGTCATTATTTGACCACATTGCAGCAGTAATAGTGTCTGCCTGTGCATTTTCGATAACATCACCATTTTCAAATGCTGTATATAGAGGAGTAACCGAACGTCTAACAGGAGATGTAAGTCGTCTGTCTCTTTGTCCTACTCTTGTAGAATAATTTCTTGATAGTGCATTATCTCTATTAAATCTTGTTGCCATTTGCTATTCCCTATATTATTTTTCGTAGTAATAATCTTCAACTAAGTTTGTAGCTGTAGATTCTTTCTTAACTGTAATGTTTATCGTTACATATCCACCAGTTTCATTTCCAATTATTGTTAGTGTCGTCTGCTTGTCTTCTACTGGCTGAGCTTTTGCTACAATTTCAAATCTTGTACCTGTAACTGATACAGAATTTCCAGTATCTCCTATAAAGTCAGCAACTGTTGGATTATATCTTGTATTGATTCTTCCACCTGACGCTACATTAAGATAACATGCATCTGAGTCTGCAAGAATTGCTGTATAACCATACGTCGCATTACCGTTAGCAAAGTTAGCTGTATTAGGAGTTATAGGTGCTTTATCACCACCATGCGTTAATACAATAGACGTAACACCTACAGTAACGCTAGGCATTCTAGAAATATTTTTAGGAAGCGTAACTAATTTATGTTTCATAACGTAATTTTCATTAGGTACAGCTTCTACTATAGGCATAGCTTCAATAGCTTGTCCATAGTAATTAGAACCTAGTTGGTGATTAACATCCCAAAGTGAATAATCAATTTCATCATCTGCTAATGCGAACTGAGTTATATTAAAGTGCTCAGAACCTTTTGCTAATAATTCTCTACCTTTTTTAGTAAGAATAGCATCGACAGTAATTGTTGTTTTATCTAAATATCCCATTTTATTTCCTCTATTATATTTCTTTAATATAAATATACATTTAATTTATTTTTATACACTTCTCTGCATTGTTTGTCCAGTCGCTCTTAAGTCACCATCTCTAGAATTTCTATCAGATATTATTATAGCATTAGGATTTGTATCGGTAACTTCAACAACAGGACCTCCGTCTACTGTTTCAAGTACAGGCATGTTAAAATCTGAACCTACAAGTTTACAGCCTTCGTAGAATAGTTTTCTAAACCCTGCAGGTTTATAATCACTTACTTCTGCAGCCTCATAGCTTCTGCTTACAGGTCTAAGACCTGACCTATACCATCCATTTGCTAACTCAGCTGGAGACCATCCGCTCATACTAACAGCAGATGTTGGATTACCTCCTGTGCTTCCACTATTATTCATATTGTTTTTTGGAGCGAAATAATAAAACTTTTCTCTTTTATATATTCTTGATAGTCTTTGATTGTGATAATTTTTTATGTTACCAAAATCTGCGAAATTATCTTTTTGTATATGTGCTGGTGTTCCTGGCCAAGCTGGATAATAATTATTTGCAACACCGTATTGAGGTGAAATAGGTGTGCCGTGATATCTTGGTGTAAGATTTGTTTTATAGTCATATCTATGTTTGAAAGCAGCCGCTGGAGATATTGTAGCTTGAGCAGATTGTACATCCATAAGATGTTGTACATTCCAACCGTTTTGTTGCTGTGTAGGATAATTTTGGTCACCTTTATCTGTAAAGAATTCATAAGCGTTTTCATATGACGCACCGCCTTGTTGTATGAATGCATCTACATTAAAAAATCCAGAACCACTTGTATGATTATTAGTACCTTGACCTGAGGTGTGATTACTCTTCCATTGGTGCATATATCTCCAAATATATCTAGAGCCATTATCTAAATCATGTCCACCAGGTGTTATACGAGAATCTATTACAACTACAAGCTCACCTTCAGACTGGTCTGTAGAACCATATTTCGAGCCTGATGGCCAAATTCCTGTATGTGCGTTTATTGCTTTTGTTCCTGCTTGGTCAGAGCCTGTTGACCAAACTCCATTTTCTGGATTTTTCCATTGGTGTCGAGGGCCTCCTAATAAAGTTGTTGTTGCAGTTATATCATAAAAGCTTGTATCAATTTCACCTTCATAGTGCAAATCTTCTTTTGACGAATCCAAAGCTTTAACTTTAGGTCTTTCTAATAAATTAGGTTTAACCAAAAGACCTACCTGAGCATTTGCTCTTGCAGGTAATATATGTTCTATTTGACTAAACAGTGTATAATCAAGGTGTCTTAATATTTTTATATAATCATGAAATGAATAAGGATTTATATGTTTGTACCAATAATGGTGTCTTAAAATTCTAAGTCTTTTATACTCATCATCTCTATAATCTAAAGGATTACCTACATAATTACTAAATCTTGCACCTGCTATTTCTCTAGCGATATCTAAATCTATTTCAAAGTGAGGTGCAAAATAAACACCTAGTCTATTAGAATCAAGTGGGGCAGAATCAAATTGACTTCTTTCATTTTTTCTTCTGCTATCTAACCTACCTGTAAGCACAGAGCTTTCTATTCTTGTTTTATCTGTATATTCTCTTGTACCTACCAAATCTGGCATTGCAGTATAATATCTTTCTTCTTCATGTGGCCAGTCTGTTTCGATATCCATTTCAAAACCACTAGCTGTCATATTTGTTGTCAAGTCAGTAGCTACTCCATAAAATCCAGCGTATGGATTCGAAAGTCTAGGAGCGGATGGTGCAGAACTTGATATTATTGCTTTTCCTGAATTTGCCTGTACTCCCCAACCTGAAGCATCAGATTGAGAAAATCTATTTAAGTCAGCACCTAATGAATACCTAGCTGTCAGCTGGCCGTAAGAACCTGTTG